TTCGGGTTTAGATGCAGCCCTCGCTGGAGTGCTTGAGCTGGTTAATGATCGGCCGGACGTTGGCCGGGCAGGCGAGTTCTGCCCGGTCAGCGTCCCGGTGCTCATAGTAATGCAGGACCAGGGAATGAAAGACCAGGTTGTAGAGCTCCCGATCCGGGCCGGGCTCCGCCGGCTCTCTGATCCCTGCGCCGGAGAGGTACGCCTTTGCTGCCGGCATAAACTCGCGCTTGATCCGGTCGACGTTGGCGTCGTCTCTGTCGACGCGCATGTAATCCAGGCAGGCCTGCAGGGCGGCAGCCTCGGCCGCCTTAGCCTGCGCGGCTTCGGCCGCTGTCAGCTGCTCCGCCATGGCCTATCCTTAGACGTGGTAGTAGACGAAGCCTTCGTGCTCGACCACGTTGCCGCCGATCATGGCGTCGCCCAGGATGGTGTGCATCCTCTCGATGCTCTTGACGCTCTCATCCACGCGGATTTCGTAATCACCAAAAAGGCCGAGCAGGTAGTGCATCGGGTTGCCGTAGATCAGATCGCCGGCAGTGAGCTGCGGGACCAGCACATAGGGGATCTGGACACCGCCGTCGGCGATGACGCCGCGGTTGCCATTGCCCTGCGGGGTGATGGTGAAGAGGCGCTGCTTCTCATTGGTACCGCGGAGCTGGCCGATGGCCTTCAGGTCTGCTTTGGTGAGCTGCAGGACCGCTTCGCCGCCGAGCTCGCTGTCCGCGCCGTAGTCGAAGTACAGGTCGTCGAGGGTGTTCTCGTCGATGGCCGTGTAGGTATCGATCTTGGTGATGTTGGAGTTGGCCTTGTTTTTGGCCGTCTTGATCCCGTAGGACGTCTTGGTGCCGTCCACCGCGCCGTTGACGATCATCTTGACCGCATCCCTGCGCAGGGCGCGCAGCGCCAGGGCCTGGACCTTCTCGAAGTAGCGGGCCGGAGACAGGGTGCCGATATTGCGGTCGACGTAGCTGGTCGTGGTGATCTCCATCGGGATGATCTGGGCGATGCCGAAGGTCGGGTCGGTGCTCGCAGCGCGGGCGGTGCCGCTCTTCGCGACAGGGTCAGCGGTGGCCGCCGTGCCTTCGGTGATCACATAGGGCTCCTCCCAGCCGGACAGGCCGCTCATGTCTTCCACGCGGACCAGATCCAGGATGGACGCGATCGCGCTGTCGCCGCCGTGGATCTCGCTGCCGGCGCCGGTCGGCTGTACGATCTGGCCGGTGATGGTGACGGCGTTGCGCAGCGCCCGGCGGATCTCGACGTTGGAGATCTTCACGCTCTGGCGGTTCATAAGCTGCACGCCACGCTCGGCGGCCATGTCGCGGGCTTCGGCGGCGGAGGGCTGCGCGGTCAGGATCTGGCGCTCCTGCTCGGCGATCAGGCTCTGGACCTTCTCGATCTCCGCGTTCAGGTTGTGGACCTTCTCCATCTGGGCGGAGAATTCGGTCTCGTTCTTGGCCTCGCGGGCAGCCGCCGCGGCGTTCAGTGCGGTGGTGCGTTCCGCGGCCAGTGCGATGAGTCTTTTCTTCATGATGTAACCTCCAAAATGAAAAAATGATATTTATATCGGCGGCCGGGCCGCGGATATACTAAGATTTGCGCCCGCTGTTGCGGTTGTCGTCGTAGCCGTTGGCCAGGATGATCGACAGCAGCACCAGCCCGGCGCCGGCAGCGATGACCCCGTAGGGTATCGCGATCATGCAGAGGCCCGCGGAGATTCCGCTGAGGCCGAGCAGAAAGAGGAGCACGATCAGAACGCTCATGTTTCACCTCCGCCCCGGCCGCTGCTTTCGGCGCGCTGCCTGGAGAGCTCTCTCCAGTCCTGCAGCGGCACGTAGTTGAGACTGGCGTAGTGCTCGTCGCCGCCGGCGACGCCCGGCATGTCCTCCAGAGCGCGGATGTCGTTCACGCTGAAGGCGCCATTGTCTCGCATGTGCTGATACCAGGTGCCGCGGGCGTTGAAGTCGCCCCGGAGCTCCGCCATGAGGTTGCCCCGGATCCGGAGCCCGCGCTCCATGTCCTGGGGGATGAGCAGCTTGTAGGCCAGCTCCTGTTCCCAGATCGTGGCGTTCGGGTGGAGCGTCCCCACCACGTACTCGATGGCGTTCTGTTCGTTGGAGCTATAGGACTGTTTCCCGGCCTGCAGCTTATAAAGCGGCACCCCGAAGACCCTCGCCAGGTCCTCGACGCTCAGGTTCGACTGCTCCACAAACTGGGCGTCCCGGTTTGAGATCGCCAGCGGCTTGTAGTCGAGGCCCATGTCCAGCACGGCGATCCGCTGCGCGTTCGCCGGGCCGCTGTGGCGCTTCTCCCACTCTTCCCGGATCCGGTCCTTTTTGGAGATCGTCTCCTTTGTCCCGTCGGCCCGTGTGACCTCCACGTTGCCGCCCAGGTCGGACTCGGTCCGGAGGATCCCGGAGGGCTGTCCGCCGTTGGCGTAGTAGCTCGCGCTGTACTCCTGGGCGGCCTTGGCCGTCCGGATGATGTCCTGCGCGCGCTCCAGGTAACCGATTCCGCGGTACCCGTCCCGGGTGTAGGCGATCACGTGCAGCACGTCCATGCGTCCGCAGGTGATCGACTGGCCCGTGAAGGGGTGCTGGATGGTATAGCGCAGGGCCCCGTCTGTCAGCAGCTGCACGGTCCAGCGTCCGCGCGGGATGGGCACCAGCTCCACCGGCGCCAGTGTCCGCGGATCCCGGCGGATCCAGGCGACGCCGTTGCCGTTGGCCACGCGCTCCGCTTCCAGTTGCTTTCGGAAGGCGAAGGGCGTCTGCCACTGGTTCGGCCGGACGCTCAGGAGCTCCATGATCGGGTGATCTTCGACCCTCGCGCGGGTTTTCCCGTCATACACGAAAAAGGGCATCTTGCCGATGCTGTCGCTCAGGATGTCGATGCACCGGCTGACCGTGGAGATCCGCATGGCGGCCTCCTGATCGGTCCGGATCAGATTCCCGGAGAGACCCAGGCTTTCGACCGTGACCACGTTCTCTGCGTTCGGAGGATCCCGCTGCGCGCTGCGCGGCCGGAGCAGCTGCCGCAGCCCTCTGTCAAAGCTGCTCATACGCCCCTCGCTCTCTCCAGCTCAATGGCTGCCATGAGCGTCCAGTCTTCCACCGCGTCGGCCACGATGTCTGCAGGCGTCGGAAGAGCGCCGGGCTCTCCGCGCTCATAGGCGCTTCCGGTGTCCAATCTGGACACTGCCAGGGCGGCGAAGGCCGTCGCGTCCACGCCGTCTGCGCGGTCGATGCCCCTCACCGCATTGCCGACGCCGGCAGCAAGGTCACCGACGCCTGCAGCGAGGTCACCGACGCCTGCAGCCAGACAGTCGGCTTCTGCGGCCGCTGTCGCCGCCGTCTCGGCCGCCTGGGCGTTTTCCCGGCGTACCGGGTGCCCCGGGACTTCCTCCATCGTTCCGGCCTTCACGGCCGCTTCGTAGCGCTCCAGGAGGCTCTCCAGGCTGCTGCCCCCGGCGGAGTTGGTGACGCCGATCCCGCCGCCGGCCGTGATCATCGCCGCGGCCTCTTCGGAGGTGTCCAGCAGGCCGTCCACCAGGCCGAGCTCGATGGCATCCTGCGCCGGCATCCAGGTGCTCCTGTCCACCAGCTGCTCCAGCTTCTTCCGGGTGGCCTTGCCGCCGCACTTAACGACATAACTGTTGATGATCGACGCCTTGACGCTGTCCAGGAAGTTCTGCAGCTCTCTGGCGCCGTTGTTATTGACGACGCCGCCGTCGATCACCGGCTGGTGGATCATGATCTGGGCCACCGGAGATGCCAGGACGCGGCTGCAGCCGCTGGTGATCGTGGTGGCCGCACTCGCCGCCAGGGCGACGATGTGCGCTTCGGTGCGTTCGCCGAGGCTCTGCAGAAGGCCGAAGATCTCAAAGCCCGCCCAGGCGCTTCCGCCCGGAGAGTTGACCTCGATGATCAGGTCTTCCCCGGCCGGCAGCTGCTCGATCGCGTCCCTGACCAGCTTCGGGTAGCAGCACGGCACGCCGAAGAGCTCATAGACCCAGGCCCACTCGTCGCAGATGACATCGCCATAAAGTTTAATCTTCATTCTCCCGGACCTCCTCTGTCTGGTAGTCGAGCCGGACCGTGTACATCCGGCGATAATATCCGACCTCCATTTCCAGGAGATCGGGGGAGCTCTGCTCCAGGGTGACGTCCTCGATCAGGACCGTCCCCTTCGGCCCCTCGTCCTGGTCATGCTCTGGCGTACTGTAAACCGCGCCGCGCATGTCCTTCAGGGCTTTCTTGCATCGTTGGCAGAGCAGCTGCAGACCCCGGTGGGTGCCGGCGACACAATGCAGCGTGGCCGCGAAGCTCTGCAGGCCTGTCGAGCCGTCCAGGGCCTCCTCCTCGGCGTCCTCTGTCGGGATGTAGAAGAGGTAGGGCGCCTTCCAGTCTTTCTTCGGCTGCAGCGCGCCGACTTTCGGCTCCCCGCCCGCCGGATCCGCAATCACGGGTACCGTGCCGAGCGCCTTGACCAGGGCGAACTCCGGCCCGATCCGGTTGTAGCTCAATTCGCTCATTTATGCGCCGCCTCCTGCCATAGTTTTTCCAGCTCAGTCTCCATCACGTCGACCATGGTTTTCTTCGCCGTCGGGCTTGCCTGCTCCGCGGCTGACCGCATGAAGTGCAGCCCCTCGATATATTGGGTGCCGCCGCCCGGGGCTCGCGCCAGGAAGCCGTATTCCTGGGACGCTGGGTAGTAGGCCTTCGGGAATTTGCCGCCCAGGGCGCCCGGGTTCTGGATGGGCTTCTGCAGCTGCGCGTTGGCCTCCGCGCCGCCTTTGAAGGTAACCTGCCGGACTTTCTTCCCCTTGATGCCGTGGTTCTTTTCGGCCTTGGTGACGATGTTCCGCTTCAGGGTGCCGGTCTTCACCGGGGCCTCACCCTTGACGGCCCTCTTGACGATCAGGTTCGCCTTCGAGGTTGCCTTGTTCACGGCCTTCTGTGGGCTCTTGTTCACCTTGTTCAGGGCCTTGATCATAACTGTGATGCCCTTGGTGTCAAAGCTCAGCACCGCGTCGCCGGCATTGCCGGCGCTCACGGCCAGACCTCCACCGCTTTGAAGGTCTGGAAGCGCCTCTCGTCTCCCACGTCGATCGGCGGCGAGGCGATCCGGTACCGCTTGCCCAGGATCACAGCCCGCATGTTCCGCGGATCCTCCGGCCACTCCCGGCGCCGGACTTTGAGGTTGTGAGTGATCTCCATCTGTGCCTGACCGGCTGCCATAAACTCGCGGCTCCCGATGCTCCGGCAGGATCCCCAGACTGTGAAGACCTCCTCCCAGTTATCGTCCTCCAGGTACTGGAAATCTCCCACGATGTCGGCCGTGCCGACAAATCGCTGGAAGGTGATGCGCCTGTTCAGTTCTCCCGCGTCGTCTCTTGCCATGTCGGCCTCCCGTCGTTTTGTACAGTTTTCACAGCCAGCAGCTGCTGATCCGATCAGGATCCGCGCCGGGCGGCTGTGCAGTTTTCACAATTACATGGACCAGTTGTCGTCCTCCAGGCGGTCCGACAGGGTCGGATTGTTCCGCCGGATCAGCGCCTGCGCCAGGGCGTTCATCATGGCCGCCACCGGGTCGATGCGCTGGGTGTCCATCTGGTTCTTTTTGTTGAGCTTCAGATCGCCGTAGTTGTTCTCGATCTCTACCGCGTTTTTAAGGCACCAGAGCGCCAGACCGGACTCCTCGATCAGGATTTTGCCCTGCAGGAGCAGCTCCCGGAAGCCCTTGACGGCCAGGTTCTGCCCGGCGCAGGTCTGGGAGATTTCCACGCACCAGTCGTCGTTCCCGGCCTCTTCATTGAGCCGGATGGCCAGATCTGTGGCATTGTGCCCGTCGTAGCAGACATTGGTCACGCTCCACCGGTGCTGCAGCTGTCCGGCATAGATCCAGTCGGCGACGTAGCTGTTGTCGGTCACATCGCCCGGGGTCAGGGTGCACCACCCTCGCGCGGCCCAGGCGCGGTACTCGATCCGGTCGGAGTGTTCGTGCCGGGTGGCCGCGCCCTCCGGCAGGAAGCCGTGCATCTTCACGGCCACCCGGCCGTCCGGAAGCAGGAAGACCGCGGCCACGCCGCTGAGGTCGATCCGCTTGCCGAGGTCAAAGCCCACCCAGCACTCGCAGCCGTCCGTGAGCTGCGCGAACTGATCGGCGGGGATCATGGCCGCCCTGGCCAGCTCCCTGGCGTGCTCGTCGAGGTAGCTGTGCTCCGCCGTGGCCTGCCAGCGGTTCATGCGTCGGGTGAGGAACTGGCGGATCTTGGTGGCGTCGTTGCTGCCGTAGGCCGTCGTGTATTCGCTCTCGATCTGATCCCGGAGGGTCCGGCTGTAGTCGTTATCGATCCGCAGGCACGGGTTGGCCTTCAGCCACTCGCGCTTGTCATGTGGATCCGCGTCCTCCGGCAGCTCCCGGATCATGATGAAGTAACGGTCGTCGCGCGTGAGGCCGTCCAGGACGCGCTTGGCGTAGAGCTCCTCCTTGAAGCAGGGCTTGTTCTCCGCGTCGTCGCCGGCGGTCGTGATGCACGCCAGTAGCGGCTGCCAGCGTTTTCCGAAGGAGTTGAGGCCGATGTCGTAGATCGTCGAGGTCGGATGCGCGTGGTACTCGTCCACGCAAAAGAAGGTCGGGGCGCCGGAGTCCTTGTTCTTGGTGTCTTTGCTCAGGGCCCTCATGTAGCCGCCGAGCTTCCGGTGCCGCACCGGGTTGGCCTTTGGGATCACCAGCCGGCGGGCGATCTTCGGCGAGGCCTCGGCGATCGCCTTGGCGTCACCATAGACGCGCATCGCCTGGCCGCGGTCGACGGCTGCGCACTCCACCTCCGGCTCGCGCTCATACTGCGCCAGCTCCGGCTGGTATGGCGGGTAGATCGCGTCGCCGCACATCGCGTAGAGGCACTGGCCGGACTTCTCGGTGCTTTTGAAGTTCCCGCGGGCCCTCTTTTCGTAGGTCTTGTTGTAGCGTCTGGCGCCGGTGTCCTTATGGACCCAGCCGTAGACGTTGCCGAGGTCGAACTTCTGCCAGTCCTGCAGCTCGATCGGCTGACCAGCTTCCGGCCCGCGGGTCTGGACGCATTGGGAGAACCACCGGAAGATCCGGTCGGCTCGCGTGGTGTCGAAGACGTAGGGGAAGTCGGGATCCCCGACCCGCTTCAGATCGTCCAGGAAGCGCTGGCAGGCCTTGATCTCGTAGGGGCAGCACATGTCGTGCAGCCGCCCGGCTGTGACCTGCTTCGCGTACATTGTGACCGCATGGGTCAGCACCTTATCCCTTCCCGGCATCCCGGCTCTCCTCTTCTTTACGGCTGCGCCTGCTTATCCAGCCAGTCGATATAAAAGCGCTCTGTGTCGCTCAGCTCCCAGGTCGTCGCTGCGGCTCTTTCCGCTGCGGCTCTTTCCGCTGCGGCTCTTTCCGCTGCGGCTCTTGTCGAGAGCAGGTACCCACCGCCGAAGATCTCCTTGCCGGTCGCCTTCTGGGCCTCCAGGCCGGTGATCCGGAGGCTGTCCGCCTTCCGGAGAACATAATCGACGCCATACTTGCACCAGCGCGACGCGATCGCGGCCGTCAGGATGCTGTCCGGGTAGTTGTACTTTGGCAGCTCTTTCCTGGTCTCGCGGATCAGCGTCCTGTTTTTGGCATCGACCAGGCGGTAGAGATCCGGAGCAGTGCGCACCCGGACGTCGGCCGGCTCCAGGTTGGTCAGGAAGCTGGTGTTGACCTCTGCGCCGTTGGCATAGGTCACCGAGACGCCCACGGGGATCATGCTGCAGGTCTCATTCGCCGCAGCGGAGAACAGGGTCAGCGTCGGGGCTAAGAGGAAAAACGGGATCCTGCGCTGCGCGTAAAACCGCACGATCTGGCTCAGGATGCTGAAGGGCGGGTTGTCCACTACTGTCGACAGGGGGGGGTACTCGAAGCGCTCATAATCGCCGCCAGGATAAAAGGGCCGAAGAAATCCACCTTTGTCCCGGTGATAGGTGCCCGCGACCCAGTCAGCGATCACGTCGTAGATCTCCGGCGGCGTGTAGCAGTCGTCGGTTGTCTTCTTGGTCTTGAACTTGTCGACGAAGGCCTTGTACTCTTCATCCTCCCAGCCTTCGAGCAGCAGGTTCTCTGTCATGCTCACAAGATTCTCCTCCCGCGGTGGAGCCGGATCCGCTTGGACCGGCGGACCGCCTCTGTCTGGTATCGGTCGACCGTCTTCGCAAGGCGGAGCCGTGCGCTCTCCTGCTCTTTGCGCTCATTGTAGGCGATGAGCCTCTCGCAGTTGCAGCCGGGGTGTCTCTCCGGACAGTCCCGGACGCACGGGTGGTCCTTCGGCATCATGCGAAGAGGTCCCCGTCCGGATCATCCTCGTCCTGTTCCGCCAGGCGCTTGGCCAGGCGGGCCCGGCTTTCTGGCGTCAGGCCGAGCTTGTTAGCATAGCTCAGCACATCGCGCTCCACGGACTGGAGAGAGTCGGACAGCCCGATCATGACCTTGAGCGTCGCGTTCACAGGGTCCTCGTCGTAACGATCACGCCAGGCGAGGTACTGCGCCTGCAGATCGTCGCGCCGGGCGAGCTTGGCGCAGTAAATTGCCAGGGCATCGGTGTCGAGGACGTCCAGGATGTCCAGCCCCTGCATGTCCCGGACGATCCGGTTCCAATGCTTCAAGGCTGCCTTGTCCTGGGTGATCAGCTTCGGCTTCTTCAGCTTCCGCGCCGGCATCTGCTGAGCCTCGGCGGCTTCGCGTTCCGCGATCTCCGCTTTGGTCAGGTGTTTGCTCATGTTGTCCAGGGTCCTGATCGGTGTCGGCACTTCGCTCGCCTCCTGGATTTCGTTGGTCTGGCCCTCGATCGGGGAATTTTTCTCGCGTTTTTGGGGACGCGGGGCATTGCGGCAGCCCGGTCGAAACTTTTCAACCCCGGGGGCGGGGTCTACCTCTGGGCCGCGCCCGCGCGCGCTCAGGTGGTGCGCTGCGCATGCCCGCGCGCCTGCCGGCGCCGGGGAGCGCGCTGCGCGCCGGGGCGGGAGGAAAACGCCCTCATTTCGATCGGGCTTCCCGCTTGTCTCGCGCCATCTCCAGGGCTGTCTTCTGGTCGTGGTGATACTTGCAGAGGCTCTGCAGGTTGTCCGGATCCGTGAAGCGCTGCCAGTCGCCGCGGTGCGGCTGGATGTGGTCCACGACTGTCGCCCAGGTCCGCTTCCCTGCTTTCGCGCACTCCCTGCAGAACGGCTCCTGCAGCAGGTGCTCCGGCCTGATGTGCTTGGTCCAGATCGGCAGGTTGTACCAGCCGTGGTAGTCCGCGGAGATCCGGCGCCGGTGAGTCGGTCGGTGTCGATCGCAATATCCCTCACGGGTGAGCGCCCCGCAGCCCGCGTGCCTGCATGGTCTCAGTGGCTTCTGTGCCATCGTCTCACCTCCGGGCAAAACAAAAAGCCAGAGCCAGCGTCCGCACTCTCATGCGTTGCGCTGGCTCTGGCTCTGGAAGCTCTGGCCCTGTTTAAGCGTCAGTGGTATGTCGTTTTTGCATCGTCGGCAGTGGATGTAAACCAGGTCTGCTGACTCGTCCGGCTTGCGTTTCTTCAGCCGGTTGTAGCCGCAGATCGGACAGCTGATCCACTCGTCCGGGCTTGTGCTTATTCTACCAGATTCTCGCATAGTTTCAAGACCTCCGACGCACTTTTTCCTAAGATTAACATAGATTTCAAGGCAGAAAGAAATAAAAGAAAGTCAGCGCCGCCGCACCTTCCTGCGCCTGCGTGCCCTGGGTGCGCGGTGTCCGGTCCGGACACCGTCGAAGCGGTACTTGACCACATGGTAGGCGGCGAACTCTGTCCGCTTCCTGTCGTCCAGCATGACCGTGGATCCCTCCGGCGGCGCGATGTCGTAGTCATCGTCGACGGTGATCGTCTCGGTCTCCGGCCGCTTGGCGTTCCTGGTGCAGCTCCAGCCGTGCAGGCCGGGCTTCGTGTCGTACTCCTGGCACTCGCGCAGCTCTTTGGTCATGTACCGCGCCAGCGTCTCCCAGTTCTTCTCGTCATCGACGCGCAGCTTCGTGGCCTCGATGTCGCTGCCATAGATCCAGCAGCGGCGGATCATGTCCAGGTCGTTGCCGGTGTTGTCGATCACGATGTGCTGGTGCCATCGCCCGGACTCTGAGGTCAGGATCTCCGGCGCCCAGAAAACGACGGGCTCCGGCAGGCCTGCAGCCTTGCGCTCCTTCCGGAGTTTGGTCAGAAAATACTTGAAGCGCAGCTGCGCCGCGGCCCGGTTCCTCGGCATGTGCCGGTCGTCGTGGGTTAAGGTGACGACCAGACCGCTGCCGGCTGTCGGGAAGTTGGTCGCCAGGAGCAGCTCCAGCTGCTGGTAGCTGTAGATCCGGTTCATGCGGCGTTGCGCTTCGCTGCTCGCCTTCTGTTTTGCCGCCCGTTGCTGCGGCGTGTCGTACCTGGACCGGCGAGGGTACAGCGCTTCGATCTGCAGTCCTCCGGCGTCGATCCGCTTCAAAGTTTTGGCCACGGTCTCACAGACTCCTCTCGTCGTTAGACCGTGGCCCTGCAGGCTCTCGTCCTTTAATTCTAAAATAATGATTGTAACCGATTTTTTCAAGAGCAGGATTCTTGGCTTTTGTGGCCGGCAGCGCTGCCGGCCACAAAATATAGATCACTCGCCCAGGAGGAGCTCCATGATGTTGACGGGCTCGTCTTCCCCATCCAGCCACTCGAAGATCGGGTTGCCGTCGTCGTCCTTGTCCATCCTCTTGGCGGCGCAGAGGCCGTCGCCATCCTCCCAGTAAGCTCCAGCCAGCTGCGGGTGGTTAATGTAGGCGAAGAGTTTCCCGTCCTTATCCCTGGCGATCCAGTTGTAGTGTTCCGCATGGGCATTCCTGAGCATGGCGGCCTCCGCCTCAGTCAGATCCACCGGCTCAGGATCCGCGGCAGCCAGGCCGGCGTCCTGAAGGACCTCAAAAAGCTCCTCGAAGATCTCCTCCGATGTGCATTCCTCGGTCGCGTGGATGACTGCATTCGGCCCGCGCCTGGCGTCGAAGCACAGCGCGACATCTCCGTCCCAGCGCTTGGCGAATACCAGAGTCGACGGATCAAAGATCACGCCGTGAAAACTAACATACATTTTATGCTCCCTTCCCGACCGTTCGGTCGAAGTAATAAAGAACCGCGGCCACATACCCGCAGCGCGGGCATCGGATATACGGCATATCATCGATGCTGCGCCGCGTCCGGAAGGCCGTGTCCCGGTTCACCAGGAACTCGCCGCCGCAGCGGTAGCAGCTGACGGTCGTGTTCTCCTGCATGGTCCTCACAAAGGCCTGGCCGGACTCCACGATCGTGCGCCTGATCGGCCAGCGCACCGTCGGCGGCCTCCCTGGGCCTGCATTATACTCTGGGCGAATCATCTTTCTGTCTTCAACTCCTCTACTATTATCGCTCCTAATGGCACAAACTCCATGCAGATAGTGGGGGCGGTGTCCACAGCCTCCTCCACCGTCAAGGTCTTGCAGAAGACTTTGCACGTTGTCAGGCCTCGCCAGTGCGGCAGCCCGGTGCGGATCCGAAGATAGAAGGGCTCGTCCAGCGGGATGCGCGAGACATCCAGGAACATGGTCCCGCAGTATGAGCACCGGTCATCCATCCCGATCGGCGCGCCGCAGTTTGGGCAGTTAGTCGGTCCCATCAGTCCGTCCACCAGATAACCGCAAAAATCAGCAGGACCAGTACGGCGAAGATCCAGAACGGTGAGAGCACCCACCACCAGGACCAGTCGATCACGCCGACCAGCTTCAGAACGATAAACACGACGCCGAGGGTGCCGAAAAGGCCCAGGCCTCCGGTGCTGTTGCTGCTTCTCACGATTTTCCCTCCGTTTCCTTGTTTTCCAGCTTGTCGAGCAGATCCTTCGGGACCGCGATCTGCGTCTCTCCAAACTCCGGCCGGAACATCCTGTCGATCACATCTGCGGCCAGGAGCGCGTGCGTGCTCTTGGCGATCGTGCAGTTCGAGAGTCCGCGTTCTGCCGTCCGCAGTGCGGTGATCATCAAAGGCAGGTCAATGGCGCTCATGTCGTCGAAGACGTGCAGGATCTTGCCCACCGTCTCGTCGAGGCCCTCTTTGATGATTTCCGCATAGTCGGACGGGCCTGCTGCGGTTGCCCTGGTGATCCAGGCGTTGTGCGAGTCAATTCTCATGTTTCTGCCCTCCATGCTTCCGCGGATCCAGCTCCGCAGGAATAGTCATGACGACCATCCTGGATTTGGCCGCCTCAAAGAGTTCCCTCTC